CAAGACCTGCGTTATGTCAGTCAATCTGTAATACAGGCTATAGAGGCAAAAGGTAAGCTTGCGTTAATGTCACAGAAACACCAATCTAATGCGAAAGAAATGGAGGAAAATAACGGTAAGCTAAGTGCAGGTGGACAAATGAAATCTGTATTGTCAGATATACTTGCGGCGATGACTCCAGAAGAAAGAACTTCATTAATTGATAAAATGAGAAATGGACTATAAATAAAGGAGGCAAATATGAGAAACTGGCTATTAAAGAAATTGTTAGAATGGAAGAAGAAACATTATGCGTATCAAATATTATCAATTGAACTCGAAATAAAATTTAACCATGAAGATGAAGATGATGTATTAATTGATAAATTCAATGATTATCTGAATATCTGTAAAGCAATTGATACTATGATTATAGATATGGAGGCAAATAATGGATAATAATGAAATTGTGGAAGTTGAATCGGAAGATACAATAGAAGCAACCGAAACAGAATCTGAAGTGCAAGAAGACCAAAATTATAATGAAATACTTGAAGCAGAATTGAAGGATAATGGAGAAATGATCAAATGGGAAGATATGTCCATGGAAGACATATTCCTAGAGGGACTCAGTTCATTGGGTGAAGCAGATTATAAAGAAGTTATTTCTGAATTTGACTCAATAGCTTGGATAGAAACTAACCGTACAATTAAGGGTAGACCATTTAGTTTTGATAAGAGAAATTATCTACTTGATATCTATAGAGATGAATCTAGACACTTGATAATTTATAAGGGTCGACAAGTTGAAATGACTGAGTTTGCAATCAATTGGTGTTTATGGAAATTATGGAAACACCCATATACTGCCGCACTTCATACGTTCCCACGTGACAAACAGGTGTTGCGCGTTAGTAAACAAAGGATACAGCCTGCAATTAAAGATAGTAAAAAATTGACTGCATGGAAGTCACCTGAAAGTGATCAAAGAATGATCAAATTTGAGAAAATGGCTAATCCAGATACAGGACTTATTCCTTACAACTTCTTGGTTATGGGAGGTACATGGGAGGGTGCTGGTGGTGAAGCTGGGGATGCCGCTCGTGGACTTACTATAGATTTCACAGTATATGATGAACGTCAGGATCATCCCAATGATGTTGAGGCAGTAGTTGGTGAAGCTATGTCCCATAGTGAATTCAAAAAGTCATTAACATTAGGAACCCCTAAATTGCCAGGCACCCAATTTGATGAGGAATGGGAATCTAGTACGAAACAATTCTGGATGAATACTTGTGAACATTGTGGCATGGTACAGACCATGACAATGGAAAATATACTTAAATGTGATGAACATAAAATAGAATTAATTATTGCAGGTGAGGATCAAGAATACTATTATGGATGTCGTAGATGTTTCAAACCTATTAATAGAGTAGATGGATTTTGGAAAGAAACTAATCCTCAACGTAGAGCACCATATAGTGGATATCATATTAGTCAACTTATAGTATCATGGATCAGCGCTCAAGAGATAATGGATAAATACATATCTGTTAAATATACTAAGCGTAAATTCTTTAATGAGGTTCTTGGGCTTGCATATGGTGGAGATGATATACCTATTACGCAAGAAGCCATGAATAAACTATACAAGAATGATTATGGATTGTATGATCATGAGAATGAAAAACTCTATGTCGGTATTGACTGGGGTAAAACTTCATGGATTTGGGTACAGAAAAAGACTGAAAATGGTATACAGCCAATAATGATTGATTACTGTGATGATAAGAGAACTAATAAACATGCATCTATCTTTGCACAGAAATTGAAACCATATGCTCAATACATCAAGTGCGTTGTAAACGATGCTGGACCGGACATTACGAGACATCAAACGTTGGGCGAAGAGCTGGTTAAAATTGGGATTCACGCACCTGTATACGCCTGTTACTACGCCCAGCCACCTGCTAAGGTTGATACGAAATTCAACGACAAGGAAGGTATTGTATCTGCAGGTAGATCTGAGTATATTGAAATGGTATCGAAAGAAATTGAAACGGAACAATTAATACTTCCAGGTAAATTGAAAGATACTCCTATTATGACATTGGTTGATACTCACTTTACTTGCCTAAGTTCAGAACGTATTAAAAGAGACAATGGACAAGAATTTATTATTTATCATAACTCCGGAGATGATCATTTACTACATGCTAAGATATATTGTAATGTAGCTATGATGTCAGATGTGGATTTACAGCATGTCGGTAGTAGTGCTTCTAATTTCCAGAATAATAACAAAGCTAATATTCAAAGTACATCAAATAGATCGAAAGATTTATATGGATTATTGAAAACAACTATAAAACCTAAGAAACAGGCCGCAAATTCAGTACAATTTGGCAGGTCTAATAGAAGGAGGGGTCTACGTTAATGGGACATCATGTTGAACTTAATGGAACATCGGTCGGGGTATTCGATCCAAGTACAGGAAAGGTCCAATACCACAATGAAATATTTGAAGAAAAGGTAAGTGAGATCATAGCAGGCCAGAGTGCTGGTCAAGATTTCACTCAAGCATTCGCACGTGTACGTGTAGTATATAAGTGGGATAGAAACAGGGCTAGAAACAATGATACAATATTTGCTGAATGGAAGGGAAATCCACTTATGGCAAATAGAGTACGCATTCTGAATTCTATGATATTTGGTCGAGGATTTTCATACACATATGATAAGACCACAAAGGAAACTATAGATAGGTTCTGGCGAATCAACAAACTATCGAAGAAACTCAACAAATTAGGAGCGGATTCTCAGCTATATGGTGAAGTATTTATGGCACTTACTCCACAGCGTTCTGGAGATGTTTTAGTTACCATCTATGAATCTGGAAATGTCGAAATAGATACTCACCCATCATCTGTTGATCTTATAAACTTCTATGGAGTAGCTTACAGAGATGAAGAAAAATCAGAAGATGTTTATTTGAAATTCAAACCACTCGACACATATCTTATGGAATATGAGATGCAACAATCAGTGGTCGGAAATGCAGTCAGAAAAGTTCGAAGTGCATTAGGATTAGGTTCCGTAAGACTTTCGGGATTTGATGGAATAATGGTACACCTTCCATTTAATAATTCAAGTGCAGAAGCACATGGTACAAGTGATTTCAGACAAGCTTATCCATATTTAAATGATTATTCAGAATTCTTAAGTGATCGCTTAGATATTCATCATAGATATGCTAGTCCAGCTTATGATATCACAATAGATACAGAAGATCCTCAGAAAATACAAGATCGTATCAGCGAATTAGTGAATTTTAATCATGGAGATAATCCAGTACACAATAATAAGGAAACATGGAAGATGTTAGAATGGTCTGGTAATACTCCAGATTCACAAGAGGATGCTGGAGAATTAAAGGGCATGATTTGCGCTGGTATGAGTATGCCAGAACATATTCTCTTTTGTAGAAGTGATGGTGATAATGATGATGCAACAGATTATGCACTCAATAAGCTGGCAGAGGATAGACAAGATAGCTATGGTGATATGTTTACTGATATCCACAAATTCGTGGGAATTGTTGGAGGAATTGAGCCATCTGCTATAGATGCAGGTAGATTGATATTCCCAGAAGTATCAACAATGTCTGAGAAAGTTAAAGCAGAAACTTATGTACTTAAAGTTGGCGCTAAGATTGTATCACGTGAAACAGCGGCATATAATTGTGGTCATGATTGGGATCTTGAAAGTGAACGAATACTCGAAGAAATTAGGGTTTTAGGAGATCCGCGTGAGAGTTCAAGCGTACAGGGTACTCAAGATGGACGTGATAATACGAGACTTAATTCAGGTCAAGATGGTGCCAATACAGATAGTACACCCAACCCAAACACAGTTCAAACAGATTCAGTAGCTCAGGGATCTGATCGTAGGCAGTCAAGAAGTGAATAGGAGGCATGGAATGGGAGAACAAGATGGTAAACCGAATATTGAAATTATTGCAGATGATCCACAGTTAACATCGTATGTAGTTAAGTCATCAATCAAGTTTCAAGTAGGTGTGACAGTAGCTATTGCAATCGTTGCGGCGATTCTCACCTATAAAACTGGATCTGCGGACAATGTTGCAGTAGGTTCACTAATCACACTAGCAACTGGACTTGGGATGGAATATAAAACTAAATAGCACCGAACATAGAAAGAGCACCCTCAATTAAGATGGGTGCTCAATCTGTATTTATATGAAGATGCAGAACGGGCGCGATAATATTGTTACTCTGGTAACCACCATTCCCTAAGGTAATGTGACTATTGGTCCTTTGTGATATTTCTTCTTCTTTTTTTATTTAAGTTACTTGAATTTATTTGGTTTTGATCTTCTTCTGTTGATTAGTCTGTTGCAAGCTTGCTTGCGAAACAGCGGCGAAAATTTGATTTTCGTTCGACTTTCCCTGTTCCCTTGACCTTATCCTTTGACCCCGTTGCCTTTGACCTTCATGCTTCAAATCGATTCTTTATTGTTTGCTTATTCGTTTGAGGGACTGTTAATAATAGGCGATTCGAGAGGCAAGAAAACTGCCGATATTTCTATCATTTTATTGTGTTGGTTGCGATTACTATAATCTTCGCGTATATTCGCACACATGGTGCGTATGAAAATAAAAAGGAGGGAGGCAACTTATGCCAGATGATATTAAAGATCTATTAAGAATTTCAGAACAACTGGGCATCACGGGTTCAGTTATTGGTATTGAAGATGAACAATCAATAAATATACCAATTGATGAGCGATTAGACATAGACCAAATTGTTGTAGATGGTGACACTAAGCCAGTATTTGTTATCGTAGAAACAGTAAGATCGGATACAGCATCACGTAACGGTCGATTATTTACTGAACGTTCGGTAATGGATATACACAATCAGACTCCTGGAACAATGGGGTATCTTGGACATCCTGATCCATCTAGGGTCGGATTTGAATTTCGTGATCCACAATCTATCTTTGTAGGTTCGATCTTAGAGACAGAGGGTGGAATTTTACGTGCAATATCTAAGGCCTACATTTTCCCTGAATCGCCGCTGAGGCAATGGGTACCAGCATCAATCGCCGCTGGAAATCCAATTGGAGTTTCAGTTTTCGGAGATGGTCAAGGTAGACCTGATCCAATCTCGGGTAATGTTATCATTGAGAGGATGCATAACCTAGAATCAATAGATTGGACCAACCCTGGCACTCAAGGAATGCTAAATTCCGAATCACTAAATGTCGTAAATGAAATGGACCAAAATGGTCAAAATAATCAAGGAGGTAGTAAGGATATGGAAGTTGGAGTAAAACTCGACACTATTACAATTGCTGAATTAAAGCAAGCTAATCCTACAATCGTTGACAACATTATTGCTAATATCTCGATTGCAGAATTACAGCAACACAATCCAAAAGTTGTAGAGAAAATCCAAGATGAAGTTAAAGTTTCTGAGATTTCACTTACACTTAATGGTGAAGAAAAGAAAGTATCATTGAAAGATGTACAATCTCATATCGACGCAAGAGATATCGTAATCAAAGAAATGACAAATGATAAGATTGCAACTGAAATGGCAGGTCTTGTTGAAACTAAGATTACTGAGCTAGTTGAAGAAGATTATCGTGATGCTGTTAAAAATCGCGTAACAAAGAACAATTATGCTGATGAAGCATCTTTAGTTGCGGCTATTAATGAAGAAGTGACATTTATTGCTGAATTAGCTGGTAATATGGGTCCTGACTTTAAGAAGCCAAAAGGTAATCCACAACGTAAAAATACTGGCGACGATGCATCTGCGATTGCTAATGGCATTTTAGCAGGTCTTGGCGTTAAAACAGGTAAGGAGGCATAATTTATGGACAACTATAGATTAGGTGAAGGTAATTTAGTATCATCAGGTGAGCCAACATTCAACCCAGATGACCAATTCTTTCTAATTGCTAATGGAGCAATCAGTAAAGGAACATTTATCCAACTAGAAGGTTCAGCAGATGGTGAAGTTGAAACTGCGGCAGACAATGCGGCGGCTCCAATTGGTATTGCATTCTCTGATTATGCAGATAATGAGAGAGTTACTGCTGATACTAGAGCATATGCTTCTGTTACAGCTGTTGGAGCAGTAACACGTGGTGCTAAATTAGGTGTTGCGGCTGGTGGTCTTGTTAAGACTTATGCATCAGGTGCATCAGTTGGTACTGCATTAAATACAGCGGCAGACACAGAAGAAGTACGTTTTGTAGTTAACATTCAAGTCTAATTAATGGAGGTATATGAGCATGGGTAATCAAGCAATCGATTATAAGAACTTAAGAATTTCTGAATTACACACTCGAGCTGATTTTGCATCTATCATGACTCAAGTAATTAATCCATTACTTTTGTCTGGTGTAACTGAGGAACCATCGCTTTTTGAGCAAATATTCAGAACATTCCAAGTAGGTAAATCTACTATTCAATTCCCATTCCTAGACGGTTTGGTAGTTGGTAAAATTACAGAAGGTGAAGAAATTCCATTCACTTATATTGGTTATGGAATCAAGACTATTACTGTAGAAGATTATGGTATTAGAGTTGGTTTTACACGTCAACAAATCCGTGAGGATGAACTTGATTTAATGAGATATACAGCCGAAGAGGTTGGTCGTGCTCATACTAGAACTAAAAATATGGTTGCATTCGCGGCTCTTGAAGCTGGTGCAGGTAACTCTGCGGCGGCGGCAACTCCTGGCACATTAGCTCTTGTTGACATTCGTGCGGCTAAATTGGCTGGCTCAAAATTCGTAGAAGCTAACACAGGTATCTTCCGTCCAGTACAATTTACACATCTGATTGTAAATCAAGAACAACATGATGATCTATTACCAGTTGACAATAATACTATTCCACCAGGAATTGTGTTAAATTTCGAAACTGGTGAAATCAGTGGTGTATTAGGTTTACGTTTAGTAATAACTAACTGGATTACTGCTGGTGTTGCATTAATTTTGCGTGCACAGGAGAGACTGTTATATCTTGTACGTGAATCGATCTCAATTGACAATGCTGAAGTTTTTGCAACGGCGGCCGAAGAAATTCGTACGATCGAAGCATTTGGTTTTGCAATTCTTGACTCGAATCACGTATATAAAATTACGGGAGCATAGGAGGAATAGAAGATGCCAGAAACTAATAAAGAAAAAGCAACTACTCCAGCTGAAAAGCCGGAAGTTAAGCCAACTGCTAAACCTACTGCTAAAAATCCAATGGATGAAAAGCAATATTGTCATCTGATTACAATGGTACGTAGAGGCACATTCACAGACCGTAAAGGTCGTGTATGGCGTGGAGGTTCAAAACCAAAACATGTGCCAGCAATTTACAAAGGCGCACTCAGTGAACGCCAAATCCATACGGATTTAAACCAAGAAGCATATCTTGAAAAGAATGATGACATCAGATGGATGGTAGATAACAATGAAATGACAATTTCTACTATCGATAAGCAAAAAGGTGAAAAATTCGAGCAACCAAATATCGAAGTTGAGTAAGGAGTGATGATTGATGGCTGTTTCATTGGAAGATATTAAAGCCAGAGTACAGCATTTAGTCGATCGCATGAACAATCTCATAGCCGATGATCAAACAATTGATATCGATATCTGCGTATCACGTGCAATTGCTGATGCGCAGGTCGATATATCATCATTAGACCCTGATAGCAAGTTATTTTTAGCACTTGAGATCAGGGTCATGTACTATGTAGTATACGAAGCACGATTTACTATCATGCTAGATTTCCGCATAGATACAGGTAATGAAGGTCGTGAAATCGATAAGACTAAGAGACTGGATAATCTTAAAAAGACGATGGATGATTTAGATCGTCAGTATAAAGTAGCAATTAATGCCGCTAGATCAGTATCTGGTATAGTGTCACTTAGTGGGCGTGATACTGTAGATCTAGGAGATATTAGTACAGGATGATTCTTAGTACTGCGGAACGTACTCAACTGGATAGAGATATCAGAGAATCAATCGTTAGTTATGGATATGAAGTCATATTAGTTGATAAAGTTAAACCAACTGATACATCAGCTTCATGGAATCCTGTATTTAATGAGGTAATTGGCGATTATCAGTTTAACATACGACAGAATATTCCTGCAGGTCTTTATAATGACACTTATAGAGATCAAACACGTGATGTCGAGGTATCTGGATTTGAAAATATGGGTAGGACATTATGTAGTATACCATATAAATACATGTTAAATGATGTACTAACTGATATTCCAGTTGAATTAACAACTATTGTAATCTTTGAACATGATTTGACAACCCACTATCAGATTACTGATTATAGATTTAACAATGGTGAACATCGTACTAGATTATTAAGAACAGACGGTGATGACAAGATCATTGATGCTGTAAAGGTGGCGTTAGGGATATGAGAATAAACTTTAATACAGGTAGGGTACAATCCCGGGTCCATGGTGTCGATCGTACTATCCGAAATTTAGCATACAATAATCAGAATGTACTACGCGCGGCACAAGAAGGTTGTGTCATGGCGGCGAGACATTTAAAATTCAAAATACAAGCAAAATTCGGTAAGTATCAACAAGGATGGGCACCACTATCAATAGCTTATAGATTTAGGAAATTAGCCAAATATGGTACCACTGGTAAACCTCTAATCGCAGAAGGTAAGATGCAGTCTTCATTTTATATTAGAGAGCCACAGAACAAGCGGATCACTGCATCAGTTGCGTCTGATGATCCAAAACTTAGATTTCATGTTAGTCCAGGTACTGGGTCTCCAGTTCCTAAACGTGATCCTGTATTTCCAACAGTTGAGGAAGAAGAAGATGCAATGCATAAGATCATACGGCGTAGAGTTGGACGCGCTGTGAATGGGAGGGGATAGATATGGGAATCGCAGATAAACCTATATTGCCAGCAATTGATTTTAATTTTGAGATGTCTATACTCAAACAATTGGGTGACAGATTAAATGATAGTGCGATTGAGGCTCTATATCCTATTCTAGACAGAGATAATCTTGTAATAGCAATTGCATATCCGGAAGATTTTACAAAATTCCAAAAACCATCTATCATTCTGCAGAAAATGAATTGCATGATAGATAAAATAGCTCTCGGCAACTTCTTAGGTGTTAGAACAAATGCTAATGAGGAAGTCGAAGATGTTCACGGTGTGGCCTATAAGATGAATTATCAATTTATAATTAATACACGTAATAATACAGATAAATGTTTATTACATGCACTGGTTCTCGACCACTTCTTAACGAAGAATAGAATTGATAATACAGGTGATTTTACATTATATGATTTCACTGGAGATGTACATACACCAGTCGAAATAGGTACTATCCAATTATTGTCTGGATTTGATGGAGTTTCACTTGCGAGCAATAATAACAATGATTACGCAGGAACGATTTCATTCGATTCTCATGTAATACAAACCGATGTTCCCACACAAAGTTTCGTTGATCTTGCGTTGGGGTATGACATCAATTATACTATAACGTTATAAAGGAGGTAAACAATGCCAAATAAAATTATTGGTTCGAGTGAGATAGTCTCCGGCGTCATTCAGCCAAGTCCTGGTATTAAAAGAGTTTATATTATTGGTGCCAAAGGTACGGCTGGTTCTATGACAGATCTACAGTCAGAGCTTACAATCAGCAAGGATGATGCCGAAGCAAAAATCGGTACTGGTACAACGATACCTGATCTCGTGGAAGCTGTTATAAATAATGGTGGTCGTGAGATATATCTAACCACTATCGACACAGTTGAGGTAGAATTAGATGATAAGTACAATGCGGCACTAGACTTAATCTCAAATGATGATGCTAGACAATCAATTATTATACTTGATATTGCGGCTGAGGCTACAGTTACGGTAGCTATTAAAGCATGGCTGTCATTAATGGAGACAGCAAATAGACATCGTTATTATATTCCAGGAATTGTGGCAGGAGACGATACAATCCCAGAGCACAAGACTGCGGCATTAGCATTTGCTGATAAACGTATTATTTATCCAGGTACTACCACTCTTGAGGCTGGTGGCGGTGATACATCAGGTACAATTCAAGCCGCTCGATTTGCGGGTATATTCGCATCAGAAACTGCAGATCCAGCATTGCCACTTAATAGTGTAGTAGTTCAAGGTCCAATTGGTCTCAAGGATGTAATTACTACAGTTGTAGCAGATGATTTGGTTGATAATCAGGTCACAGCGATGATAGCCAATGGTGGTAACATTGAAATATACCGTACGGTTACAACATCTACAGATGCTAATTACGAGGCATTCACTACTGTATTGACTGAGGATTATACACTCGATAGAGTATTAACTAGACTTAAGACTGATTTCAAACGAAATAAGAAATCTGATAGAATACTTAATGCTATTAGAGATTCTGTTATTGATGAACTATTGACTGTTGAAAGCTTAGAGATAATTGAAGACTTTGATCAAGATTCAGTTGTAGTTAGGGCAGATCCTCAGGATAGCTTCGGCGCACTTGTTGATTATGCAATCAATATTGTTACACCACTCTATACGCTTACTGTTAAGCAGAATCTTACAATTTAAGGAGGTCCAGCATGAAGAAACTTAATATGAATCTCCAGCTATTTGCTGGACAAGGTGTTAAATTAACAACATCGGATGACATATTTATCGAGGTAAATAACGTCCGAGTTGCTGGTGTACAAAACTACAATGTTGATTTTACATCTAATAATAAACGCCATGATGCATTTGGTCAACGCGATGGTATTGGTTGGTCAGAATCTGAGCAAGAATATACTATTACATTGACTAGACTTTATCTAGAAGATACAGCCATCAATGATGGTCTTGACTTCTATGATATCGTTAATGAACAATTTAATATTGTTATCGACAAAAATGGCAAACGTACAACTTACTCAACATGTTCAATACAAGGCATTAGAGAAGTTGGCGATCTTAAACAATCAGTTATGGAAACATTGACTGTACAAGCACTTACTCGAACAAAAACTAGCTAATTAAAATGAAGGAGGTACTGTTGTGATTAAACTATCAAGTTTGAGACGTGACGTGCCTCCTCACTCTATGCACGAATTCAAGGATGGGAACGGGAAACCAATTTTTGAATTTGCTATCGTTCTATTAAATATGGAACAGATTCGTAGATGTGGGGAGCAGGTCGTATTATTTAACAAGAATAATGAGGTTGATGATCCAAATTATAGTGAGGTAATATTTAATATTAACCTAGTATATCATTGCATGAGACAGCCAGATAATTTAGACATGCATATAGCAAATGGGATTGATGAGATCCAAGAATTCCTTAGTGAAGGTCGTATGAATTATATAGTAGAGCAATACTATCTACTTGAGGCCGTTCATTCTCCAAAATCACTAGAACTATTGACAAATGAGGAGATGGAAGAGCTAAAAAAGCTTATCGGGCAGATCCAATTGAGCAATTTAAGTACCATATCGCAAGCACATTTAAAGTCCTTCCTTCATCTACAGAATTTAAAAGGATGACAGACGAAGATTGGCTATGGCTATTCATTTGTCAACAAGTCAAGCACGATATGGAAGAAGAGCGAACATGTGGAGTCTGCCTGAGCAAATCAGAAGATGACGATAGATGTATCAAATGTGGAGGATTGATTGGTAATACAGGCAAGAATCCAAATTTTGATCAAAACAGATTTGACAAATTAAAGGAAGGTGGTGACATAGATGCCACAGAGAGAGCGGATAGAGATAGCAATTGAGGCATATGACCAAGCAAGTGCGGTATATAATCAAGTAATTCATAATACTCAAACTATGGCTGGTAGAATGAATCAGTCATTTATGAGCATGTCGAACTCGTTGGGTAGATATAATCAGAGTATGAGATGGTTTAACCGTACTGCAATTGTGGCAGTATCAAAATTCGCCTATGAAACTGGTAGGTATATCAATTCAGCAATCAAAGACTATGCGGATTTAGAGAGACAACATGCAAAGACAATGGGTGCACTTGCATCTAAGTTCGACAAAACTAATGAAGCACAGAAAAGATTCATACAAGGCTCAAAGGAACTTCGTGAGAGTGCTATACAACAAGCATTTACTGGACCAACTGGACAAGGATCACTGTATACACCTGCCCAAATTTCACAAGCTCATACAGCACTTGCAAAAGCAGGTGTAGAAGACCCAGCGGCAATTGCTAGAATAACACCTAATATTCTTAAATTTGCTGGCGGTAATGATATATCTCCAGAAAAAGGTGCAGAATATGCAATTAATCTAAGTAAGATGTGGAATATACCATTAGAGGATATTGGTACATCATTAGATATGGTTACCAAGTCGGCTGATATGTCAACCATTAATATTGATCAACTTTTCCAATCAATGAAATATGCAGGTCCTATAGCTAATTCACTTAATCGTGATCTAGAAGAAACTCTAGCATTGATTGTAGAACTTGGTAATAAAGGTATTAAGGGCTCAATGGCTGGTACTGGCATACAGGCTATGATTACAAAGATTATGTCTCCTATTGGCAAAGGTGAGTCTGGCATGGCATCAGCACCATCTGATTATTCTAGAGAAATATTCCAAGCATTCAGTCAGGAGATCTTGACACCAGAGGGTAATTTGAAGCCTCTAGAAGAAGTTATGAATATGTTCAATGAAGTAGCTATGACTCTTAATGACCAAGAAACTGCATGGTTTGCACACAAGCTAATTGGTTTACGCCAAATGAAGGCAATATTGTCATTGTCTACAGGAGGTAGTGAATTAGGTGTTACGGCAGAACAAATTGTAGATTCTCAGGGTGCGGTTGATCTAAAATGGGATCAAATGATTAATTCGGCATTTGGTAGAGGTAGAGCATACGATGTAGTCAAGGAAGCAGTGCGAACTGATATTGGCGCTAGACTTGAGCCAGCTACAAATGCTATGTTTGATGAATTAATTGCGTTCTTACAAAATCCACAAACATATACAATTGATTATACTAAGCTTAGAACAAAATTTAAGGAAGCTGGTGGAAATATAGCAGAAAGGTATGGAGATGATGCAGGTGCAATGGCAGAAGAAATATTTGACCTACGAGCTAAAGCAACAGTTGGCGGAATTGCCAATCTCCCTCTTATTGGTGGAATTGGCGGTGGTGTTGTTGATCTATTGGAGGGTGACTTCATTGGTGCTGTTCAATCAGTAAGAGATGGTTTTGATAAGACAACAGAAAATATTAATCAATTAGATCCAGAATTACAAGAGATGGCAACAGGTATTAGAAACGTTGTAACAGCTCTAACAGTATTGGCAACACTCAATATAGGAACCAAAATCCTTGAAATGGTAACACGTGCATTAGGAACTATTACTGGTGTTGCAAATATGAATGTTGCGGCAGGTAATGTTATAGTTGGTGGTGCTGGTGGTGGTCTTGGTCCTTATGGCAATACAGGTACAGGTGCTCTTGCGGCATCAGGCGCATTGGGTGGATCGTCATCTTGGGCTACAATGGGCCTAAGTGGTGCACTTGCTATTGGCGGTACTGGAGCATTGATGTATGGCCTTAATAGAATGCAAGAAAATAATCCAATGGCTACGCGTCATTTTAATCGTATGGCTTATGATGTTAGAAATAATGCTGGTCTTGCAGATTTCAATGCAGGTATGGCTAATAGTATGGCTAAGGTATTAAATGATAAAGTGACACTCCAACCACCAAATGTGAAAGTTGAAGTAAATGTTGACCAAAATGGTAAATATTCAACTACTACATTTATTGGTGACCAAAGTATGATTAATAGTGCAGAACAACGGTATGATATGATAAGTTCACGATATGGCGATGGTGCCAGACAATTAGAATAGGAGGTATAATATGACTTTACAGCTCGTTCGGATTGGCGATTATACCTTTCCACATAATCCAAGAACATCAATGGGTAAATTAGAACGTAAATATGTTCGACATGCATATCCAGGTACTACCTATGAAGAATATGAAGATCTAGGACTTGGTAAGAGACAAATCACATTAACTGGTGAATTTTTCGGTGAAACTTATTTGACTGATTATCATAAGCTAGAAACATTTTTTAGTCTTGGCGGTGTTAGTACCTTTTATCATCCAATACATTTTAATGTTCAGCATGTGTGTTGTTTAAGTCTGGATGCAAGTGTATCTAATACTGGACAAGAAGTAGTATATACTCTAGTACTTGGAGAACATAGACAAATACAGGCATTAACAGAGATCACTGCATCTGAGCCTGCTATTGATCCCGAAGATGCGGCAATTAGACAATTAGGTACACTCAGAAATGGAGATACTGGTTCTGCTGTCGTAGAACTCCAAAATGCACTTATTAATAATGGATTTACATTACCATTATTTGGTGCTGATGGAATTTTCGGATCTGAAACTGAAAATGCGGTACGTCAATATCAATCAGCCAATTCATTATCTATAGATGGTATCGCTGGTCCAATTACATTGACTGCTCTAGGTGTTGAATACTATGGTGGCGCTGGCAGAAATGGCGAAGAAAAACAAACATATATAGTCAGATCGGGCGATACTCTAGTACGGATTGCTTCTAAATTTGATTTAACATGGCAACAAATAGCTGAGATTAACAATATAGCTGATCCTAGAGCCTTACAGGTCGGGTCGACATTGGTGGTGGAAATCTAATGGATGTAAGAATAACAACTTCGGACAACAAAATATATCAGGTTAATAGAGCTGAGGAATGGTATATAGAGAATGATGTTATGACCGATGCATCAGAATTTAATGTAGTATTATCCAATCATGATGGTGCATATTCCGGACTAATCAGGCGATTTGATCGTATTGAGATTATTATTAATGAAGAGGTTATAATATCTGGACTAATTGATCAAGTTGCCTATGATAGTTCTCAGGGCGGATCTAAAATGAGACTTAGTGGTCGTGATGATATTGGAATATTGATTGATAATGACGCATTGCCAATTACCACATCAAGTTTTAATACAAATAAGTATATTACTGACAAATGTGATGAATATGGTATACGAAGTAGTATACCTACTTCATTGCCTTCAACACCTAGACTAATAGTCGGAACTGGAGAATCTGAGATATCAGTTATTAACAATTTAGCATTGTTTCATGAGAAATCAGTTATATTTGATAATGATACATTAATTGTAGATGATCTTGATATGAATGCCGATCCAACTTATTTGTTTTCATATGCTACAGGAATCGGTATCAAAGATGCTATACCACTAAAACGTACAGAAATTGTAGAAGATGGCTTACAGCTTGCTAGTGAAATTATCATACATGGGTCTATTAATGGTGGTAAAACAAAAGCACAGGGTACAGCAACAAATCCAGCACTTACTAGTATTAATATCAAGAAGCGTAAAACCATTAGATCTTCCAATAACGATTCTGTATCTAAATATTCTGCTAGTGCATTAGATCAAGTTCAACGTAAGTTTAGAGAAGGTATAAAAATTACATCATATATATTTGACACAGAATATGCAATCAAGCCCAACCGTACTGCTAGACTTATAGACTTAACTCATAAGATTAATTCTGTATTCTATATTAGTTCTGTTAGATATCAGAAATCTATTAATGAAGGTTCAATAATTATAATAAATATGATCCCAGCAGATGTTTCATTTAATGTTATGTGGTCAAGCAATAATACGAGTGTTGTACAGCCCGAGACTAAATCATTAGAAGAATTATTGGCGACGAGGAAGTGATGTTATGAATAATACCATACTTAAGCGACAAGCAGAAAGAAATAGGGATATCGTCCAAAACCAAAATACCCAATATAAACGCAATCAAATTGCAACTGCAGAGGGTGCCTCAAGCGATGGGAAAACTGTTTCCATCGCTAATAATTTTGTAGGAGACTATGATGCAACCAATTTTGAACCATATGGATTAGCATCTGGATTATTAAGCGGCTTATTAGTAGCATTGACAACCATTAATGAACAGCGTAGTGGAATAGTCGGTGTAGATCCGAATCATCCAGATCGTCCAGATGTAAATCCTGGTGAGGTTATTATTTATTGCAATGGAGATCAGCGTATTAGTCTCCTAGTAGATGGAACATTGATTGTTGAAGATGGTAATCATACAATTACTATGGGTTCTACAACATTTAGTTTGGTGTCATCATGGGGTACAACCATTAAATTTAACTCTGATAATACTGCATCTATTATTGACAAAGATGGGACAAGGAGGCTCTAATATGGCAGATATGCGACTTGACAATGATGATGACCTTGCCGTAACAGCGGCAGGTGATATTAGATTAGTTAGCAGTGAACAAGAAATAATCCAAATGGTCAACTTGGCTGTACGAACACGTATTAATGATGTTGAGTTTGACTTAGAATATGGAAATGAATTATTCAGCAAGAAATTGAAATATGTTGATACTAGCATACCAACAGTTAGTCAAGATTCAAAAGATGCAATAAATAAACTTGATATTATTGATTCAATTGAGAATGTAGATGCTATTAGGGATGGTGCAGGTGTATTCCGTATCATATATGCTGTAACTACAACTTCGGGATTGATTGTCAATAGTACTATACCATTACCATAGAAAGGAGGAATTAGATGCCCTTATTAATAAGAGATTATGAAACAATGGTCACTGCTGTACTTGAAAGAATTATTACAGCAGATGTTGGTATTACTAATACATCACGTGGTACCATCACCAGAGCTTTTGTTGAGTCTGTAATATCAGAAGTAGACATGGGCTATTATCAATTAAATTATGTTAATCTAGCAAATAGAATTGATACTGCTATTGGAGATGATCTAGATGCAGTCGTTGCGATCCTGAATGTTATTAGAGATAGTGCAACTACAGGTAAGACTACTGTTAAGCTATCACGTGGAGACGCGGCCTCTCAAAACTATCCAATCAATGCTGGTTCTCTTGTATCAACTAGACAAGATTCTGAGGGAAATGTAATTGAATTTGAAGTAGCAAATGATTATGTCCTAAATATTGGCGAATCAGAAATTGATGTAGAAGTATCATCTGTAGTGGCAGGTCAGGTAAATTTACCAATAGGAGCTATTAGCGTAATTGTTACACCAATTAATGGTATAACTACCGTAACCAATGAAGCGATTGTCAGTTTGGGTTCAGATAGGCAGACCGACGATTCACTAAGAGATGAAGCCAAAAATGCATTTGAAGCCGCAGGAAACGCGACCTATGAGGCTGTACGAAGCGCTCTTCTTGCTGTTGATGGTGTTTCGGCTGTTACAATAACCGATCTACACGCTGGCGTAGGTACAGCACAGGGATCTATTACTACTGAGCAGACACCAGCACCATCTGATGTGGTTGATGCTATTGACGCTGTAGTATTTGATAAAGTATCACTAGGAATTGATTTTACTGTGGTATATCCAACTACGCAAGATCAAGATATCACAATGACAGTTAGTGATATTACACAAAACTCTGTAATAGTTGATGCAGTAAATGAACATTTCCTAACATTGGCTGGTGGACAAACTCTCATAGTCAGTCAATTAGAATCAAAGATTATATTAGCATTCAATGATCCTATATTCGATATCAGTATAACCGTACCAGCCGCAAATGTAACTCCTGGCGATGTAAATATTGTTTTAAGAGCTGGTGTAATCACCATAAATGGGGTGATTCAGTAATGGCTAATACTAATCCAGCACAACAAATAATCGAACGAATGTCTGAGGTATTAAATGGCGGTGAAACAACTACTGCCATTATGGAGGCATTAGGTGAAGAAATAAAGCTATTTAACGATAATGTTGATTATGTTTATTCTACGCGTGGGGTACTTACCTGTGAGAGTGCTGATTTAGATAGTAAATTCGGTACACTTACAAATATACCAAGAGAAGTTGGTGAATCTGATACTGATTATATCGAACGTATGGTCGGTACTCTAAATACTGCATCTGGTGGTACTCATGAGGCTATTAGGATAGCGGCGGCAATTGCACTTGGTGTAGATGCATCTAGTCAATTCGCTAGAGACAGAATTATACCAATCAATTCATGGCTATATACTGGAACATTACCAAATTCTGGTCCAGGATATGCTGTTTGTTATATTGAGTGGGATAGTACAGTATTAGGTGAATTTGATGGTGAGTCTACTAGATTAGCAATAGAAGATTCATTAACTAGAGCAAAAGCACTTGGTGTTAGATTATATGTTGTTATTGATTTTAAGATTGTGACCTATACAGATCTTGAAACATTAACATATACTGAATTAGAAAATCTAGCATACACAGAATTAGGGAGGTTGATTTAGATGTCTGATATACATGTTGGTACCACCAATCGGGAGCTACAAAGACCGCAAGATCTATTACAAACAATTAGTTCGCAAAAGATGTTCATCGACAATATTGAACTACTTGATGATATATTGGGTGATGAAAATAATTCTGGACTACCGATTGGGGCAGAGGGTAAAACATCATTAATTGAAACTATTATAGCAACATATGAACGTATTAAAAATGCACAATTCTCATCGGATTTAGTAGCTTATTATGGTAACACTAAACTTGTTGACGATGGACAGGATGAAACGCTATGGGTAGGGTCTGCTACGACAGTGTCAGCAGACACTTCTGACAAAGTATTAGGAAAACAAAGCGTTACATTCCCGACTATTATAGGTTCTGTGTCTGCTTCGCTTAATAATATATCATTAGATTTAACAAAATTAAACAATGGTGAAGATTCTCCGCTTACTGATTACATTGTGAATGAGCTGGGATTTGATGATTTCAGTGTGATTACTGTTTTGTCATTAAGGCTATCGAGTGCGACCACATTCGATTTTGCAAATCATTTAACCGCTAATTTAACACCAACGAAAAACGGATTCCAACAACTTAATGTAGAAAAAACGAACCTTGCGGCTGTGGGATCTGGTGCTGACTTGGCAGATATACAGTCGATTAATATTTTAGTTACCGCAACGGCCGTAACAAATGTAAATGTTCAATATATCCAACTAGTAAAAAAAGATCCTACACTATCTATACCTAACCCGTTACAGCGATTTGGGGTTGTTGATTTCGACATTAATAGTGGTGATTGGTTTGTGGGCAAAGAGTTTGGTAAAATTAAACTCAAGTTATTAAACATTGACACTACGAAAACTAATGTGCTACAAAGCCTAAATACTTATAACGATTTTAAAGGGTCTATAAGTTCGACATCTCCTGGGGTTACAAGTGATACTGCTTATATTACATTAATAAACGATGACGATAATCAAGTGTATGCAGTTATAATAAATGACACGTTAAGATTAACTGTTATAGAGAGCGCTATAACTGTACAAAAAACAATCGCATTCCCTATATCAGATGGGGATAAGGTTATTTTATCTCTGGAAAAATCAGGACAAGACCTTGTTGCTACCGCGTACAAAAATGGCGATATAAATAATTCGGTTTCCATCAAGAATACTACAATTTTAAATGGTCTTAACTACGCCATAGGTGCGAATAGTACAATAGACGGCGTAGACATAGAATTTTCATCTATAGCAGAAATACCATTCGTGGCTAGAGCAGGACGAGCCGATATCGCTGATAGTTTAGTGGAACAACCGTATCTAAGAGTTACAAATTCAGGAGCTCAAAGCATTCCTGACATTACATTGACACCTTTGATACTAGATACGGCAATAGTTGATAATAGAGGTCAGCTTGATTCCTCTAGGGTTTATATAAGAGAAACCGGCAAATATCACTTAAACGCCCACATCGGCTTTGTTGCTAATGTCACAGGGTATAGAAGAGTTGCGATAAGGTTGAACGGTACCACTATCATAGTGCTTGATACAAGACTAGCAGTAAGCGGAACCACAACGGATTGTAATGTCTCCAGAACTATCCGATTGAGTGCAGGTGATTATTTAGAGTTACTTGCGGGCCAAACTAGCGGCGCACCTCTAAATACCGCAGTAAATGCAAATTTAAATCCTGAGTTTACAGTGGAAAGGACGGGTGGGTAATGTGATTAAAATCCCATATCAAAACGTAAATGTCAATAAGTTTCACCAAGAGTTGATTAATTTGGGAATAACGCCAGATGCAGTATTGCCTATTTCAGAGTCAACATGTAAGATAAGATTCAATGATATTTTTGAATATGAACTCAAAGACGAGGAAGGAAATATAACAGGCTGTAAGTACAAAGAACGTATAGAAGTTATAGTCGATAAAGGTCTAGAAACAGAACACACAGAAACCAAAGATATCGACTTTGATTATGGCAAATTTATAGCCGATATACAGGTAGTTGTGGACGCGCATGATCAATTGTCAATTATCAAATCAGAACAGATTAGATTGATCAAAGATTCTTGTAATCAAGCAATATATGATGGCTTTGAGTACGAAGGACACTGGTACACATATGACTTAAAGGATCAATCAAGATTTGGATTAATTAAATCAGATATCGATGACCTACCACCAGATTCAGTTGTTGGTTGGGGAGTCAAAGACCAAGAAGAAGAAATAGTACATGATATAGAATCATTCAAAGCACTATATAGACATGCACTATATGTCCATATGAAATTAATGATTGATAGGTCCAGAGAGCTAGAAGATCAAATTAAAGCATCTAATAGTCTTGACGAAATAAGGTCAATAGTATGGTAAAATTCTATATCATAGCTTACAAAGGAGGCGATGTCGTAGGAGACATCGTCAAATCCTTTGATGGAGAATATAGCCATGTTGGCCTATTATATCCAGATATGATCCATATTGCTGATGTAAACTATAACCAAAGGTTTAAGCGTAGGCATTTCAATGCTAAATTTGGTACATATGACATCATCCCAGTGTGGCTCGATGAACATGCGGCAAACAACTATATTAGACTTAAGTTGGGTTCATGGTATGATATAACAGGTATTGCATCATTCTTCTCTGATAAATTTAAGCAGGATGAAAGTAAATATTACTGTTCAGAGATTTTACGTGATCTTATATTGTTTGCTGGAGACTATCCTATACTTAATGTTTATCGTGACAAACCTATAAAACCAAGTGAATTGGTCATAGCTGTTAAAGGAGGTAATTATGATAAGCAAATTTGAGCTACCACGGGTAACTGGTAAGACTGATGGATTTCAGTATGATTATCCATTCTGTCCATATGTTGGATTAGCACAAAACAGAGAGATCCAGGAAGTCAATGATTCCCAAGGTGAATTCTCGGCACTCTTCATTCGTGAGATGATGATAGAACATTATGGTTCTAATGGAATGGGTGAATGCGATCTCACACAATGCGCAGAAATTGTTAAAAATATTGGTGTATGTGAAGAAGAGATGTTACCATATTCATTAGCAGATGAACCATTTATTCCAGTGACTAACAGTATGATGGAAAATGCATCAAATTATAAAGTCAAGGATTATTTAACATTTACAAATTGGCGTGATGCATTTCAAGCAATGGCAATATATAATAGTGCACTCTATATTGGACACCTTGTTACATCTCAACATTATAATTGCAGGAATATAGGATATCTAGACGGACCAACTGGTGCACTTGATTTACTTGGGGCACATGCCGCTAATATCACTGGATTTGACTTGATTGCTAATGAAATGACTTATAAGAGTTCATGGAAAGGTCAGGGCGATGAACATGGATATTTAACAATGTCGTTAGATTGGATGAAATGGAAAACAGCTGATTTTGGTATGACATGGTGGAGTGAACTGGTTATCTTTCTTGATGAGAGAAATACATCAAAGATCGTCAAATTGCAAATTGGTAACCCTGAGATCAGCATTGATGGTGAAGTAGGCATAATGGATACACAACCAACAATCAAGAATGGACGGACGTTTGTTCCAATCAGATTCATCTCACAGGCATTAGATGCTGAGATATCATGGGATCCAGAAGAGCGGAAGGCTCAAATAATCTATGGTGAGGATGTTGTAACACTCATTGATGGGTCAGCAACAACATTTGTAAACAATAACATAGTTATGTTGGATGCACCTACATTCATTCAAGATGGTCGATTAATGGTTCCATTACGGATGTTAGCAGATACATTTGGTGCTAATACACATTGGGATTATCACAGTAGAATAATTACAATTACAAAATAAATCACTAATGACACCCAGCTAAAGTTAATCGTTGGGTGTCTTACTCTATTATTAAAGTAAATTTATTGTTGGCAGGTGATAAAGTTGTATAAATTGGTGGAAATTACAAAGAGTCCGATGTTAGAACATCTGACTAATATGTCGGTTGTGGCAATGGCATCCTCACCCTCTGAAATGTTAGAATTATCAGAGCAATATGGTTTACCAGCTGTCGCATTTTGTATACTATTATATTATGTACTTAAAAGTCAAGAGAAGCGTGATTCCTTCTATAGAGATCAGACAGCTGTACATAATGAGTTCGTGCAAAGTATTACTGTACAACTCACCAAACTCGCAGAGTCGGTTGAAAAATCGACTCAAAATTGTACCGAGTGTCATGGACATATGATGCAAGTTAAGCAAGATATGGCTATAATTAAAGATCGTGATCTATATAATCATATCAATACTAAAAAGAAGGAGGATGCATCTTGAATAAGATAAAGAACGGGATTATACAGGGCGATGAGATATTTGGGATACCATTTAGGACAGACTTAATTCCTAAGAGTAATAAAACATCTAGGCCAGGTATTAAGATAACTCCATCTAGTGGTACCGCACATAATACAGGCAATCGTAAACGTGGGGCCAATGCTAAGATGCATACCGAATATGTTGATCATACATCGCAGTATGTGTCATGGCACATCACAATCGACGATAAGGAAATCATCCAAGAACTACCATTAGATGAGATGGCATTTCATGCTGGTGATGGCAGAAATGGTCCAGGCAATAGAACATCTATTGCAGTTGAGATCTGTGAGCATGAGGGCATTGATTGGGAATTAGCCAAAGAGAATGCCGCAAAATTCTTCCACTTCTTATTTGTGGTAGGAATAATAGATTCAGTAGTGCCACATCAGAAATGGTCTGGTAAATATTGTCCACATCGTATATTAGATGAGGGGTGGGACAAATTTACAGCATTAATTAAACATATTGAAAAGACATTTGCCCCATTGGATGATATATCACCATGGGCAATTGATGGTCGTGAATATGTTATGTTGCATGGTATATCAGATGGCACTAGACCAAAGGACCTGCCAACACGTGAGGAAATATGGTCTATGTTATATAATCATTATAATACACATAAATAATAGGAGGTAAGTTATGGTAGATGGAAATATAAAACATCGTGTTATATTAAGTAATGGAGTAGCAGAGGTAATAAATTTTCAATATAACATCAATGAAATAAATATTGTTCAAGATGGAACAGCTAATATTGCAGTTAAACTTGATACGGCACCATCAGCAGTAGATGATGATGAATCACTTTTATTATCGACTGGTATTGTATCAATATCAATGCGTAAAGTTGCTGGATTTAAACAGGTGCATCTATTATCTGATGCAACAACAACAATTATATGGGATGCACCAACAATAAGATAGGAGGTATTATATGCTTCAAGCTAGCGGTTTGTCAGATTATTTTGAACAGCTTGCACAGGGTAAGGTTGCTAATAGATCAAGCATATATAAATTTGGTAGGGTTATATGCCTTGGTGCATCAATTAGAATTCCAATGTGGGATGGAAATGCAAATTATATATTTCCTGTAACTGCTAATACAGTAACGGTAACGTCTGATGACATTGCAGATGCTCCAGCAGGAATAGGAGCAAGAAGTGTTCATATATATGGACTTGATGAAAATTGGGAAGAAATAAATGAGATAATCACATTGGGTGCCACAAGTACAAAAACATTTATTAGAGTTTATAGGGCACACGTTGAAGAATCTGGTACGAGTGATTTTCCATATGATTCAACAAAGATAGGTAATAATAAAGGAACGATTACCATAACTCATAATGGGACCACATCACCAATTGCAGTAATTCTGCCAGGACTTGGTCAGACTCTTATGGCTATATTTACTATACCTGTAGGCTATAAAGCATTAATGTGGGCTGCTGGTACCAACAATGGTAAAAATAATGATGCAATTGGACATTTATATAGCAGAGATAATACTATTGTAAATGCTCCATGGAGATGTCGTGGTATTCGTGACATGTATAGAAATCTAGTTAATAAAACATGGCGTATACCTAGAGTCTACACAGAGAAGACAGATATATTATTTGCAATATCAAGTACAAATGGAGACACTGTATCTGGTACATTTGAACTAGAAATGGTTAAATTAACTTAATCTATATTAATCATCTACGACTATAGACCAACAAAGAAAGAGCCAGCTCATAATAAACGGGCTGGCTTTCTTTCTATTTAAATCGACTTTCATTGATGTGTGCCGATGTTGATAAAGCAACCAAGGTCGAACCTAGATTAACAGCATATCAAGACAAGGTGCAAATTGATCATAGCGTTCGAAGATACATTCATTAGCTGATTTATCATCTCTAAATTTTATGAAACGCGCGGATCGAAACATTCCTTTTTTGGTCGCTTCCATGGCTGTAATTTCGATGACTTTGCCGATCTGACAATCCATTGAAGCAAACATCTGCTGTCTGAGTCCATCGGAGATACCACTATTGACTGTACCCATTTCAATTAGCTCACCATCCTCATACATTCCAACCTTGATCGATCGGAATAGATTTTCATTCTTACCAGTACCATTCATGTCAAATCCGGTAATAACTACATCTGCAGTGATTTCCTTCTTGGCTTTTACCCAATTGTTAGCTGGTTTTTTGCCTGGAATATATTTACCTAATGTGTCTTTTAACATAAGTCCTTCGCCACCAGTTGATACCACCTGACTAAATTTTTGCCTTGGGTCACCAGTAAATACTTGTGATATTCTAATATGATCACTTGGGTGATTACGATTTTCACGACTAATTGTTATTTTTGGATCTACTCTCATATAGGTATTGATACGATTGCAAGCATCATGTCCTAATAACATAATAATCTCTAATATTGCACGTCTGAAATACCAAGGTTGATCACAGATATTGATCCCATTCACTGAGCGTAGGTCATATACTAGATAATCCAACCAACCCATCTCTTGTTGTCTTGCAATTGCCTTATCTACGGTACATCCCATAATCTTTGTTACATCGTCTGATGTCTTATTTGGATAATACAGCTCTCCATGTATATCTACTGAAATATCATGTACATCCTTCAATTGCTTGAAGAATAGTGTAATATGTGGCACATGTGTTGATTTCTCAACAGGTTGTCCCTTAGTCTCCTTTGCTGTTGATAATGATCTAGAATACATATGTTGGTCGTCACAAATATAGCTAAATCCATCTTCCTTAATCTCGGCAATCCAATATAAATTATAGTACATTGTTTGCATTATAGCTTCAACCTGATATTGTAGATGTGTCGGTATAGATACACCTAGTTGAAATAATACATCATAGTTCAATATATTTGTTGGTGTACTAGTATGAATTGTTGTTTGCATCTGCTGTACTATTTCTTTTAATTTCTTTTCTTTAGTATGTGTTGCTCCCATTGCTAAAATCATTAAAATCCATCCTCCAGTCTTAATAAATTGTCCATTGCTAACGGACTAATTCTGATATCCAATTTAGTACATGCCGCTATTAGCCAAGAAATTTTGAAGAATTCATCTCTGCGCTTGTAATTACAAAGCATATCAGCCAATTCATTGTATTTATTATGTGGATTACCAGCATCCTTGCTATGACCACGAACATGTTCCCATTGAATATTGTAAAGATCCATTTGCTTGACCATAAGAAAATCTTCCCATAAATCTCGATTAGGTACGGGTTCCTTTTTACTGTTTTTCCAGCCTTTTGTTACCCATTTGTCGAGATATGATGGATGAGTATATCCATTATAAACATATCCACTATCAGTTACAACATAAAGTCCAGACCCTATAACACAACTATTGATTGCCGCCAGTACTGCTGTCATCTCCATTCGATTATTGGTCGTATCATCAGCGAAGCCAAAATCGATATCTACAATAGAGCCGAAAGGCTGGTCAAGTTCAATGAACGCCCAGCCTCCCAATCTATTTTGTGAATTTGCAGAACCATCTGTATAGAATATTCTCTGACTCATTATTCTACAAGCACCGCATCATCTGCGACCATATGTTCTACTACATTGATGATACGTCCTTCAGCAAGCTCATTTCTAATATGAAATGCGATTGTAGTTGGAGCATGTAGTAATTTAACCATTATTTGTACCGCTACATCCAATAGTATATCATCATATTCTTCCCATCCATATGCTCTATCGTCAACATACATATGAGCGTAGATTTTGCGTGAATCATAATCCCACGGTGCAATATTTTCATTGATTGCCGCAAATTCATCGAAGATATCATTTTCCCTTAAAAATTGTATTGCATTATCTAGACCTTCATTCTCTCGACAAGTATTTAAAACAATGTCAAGGTTATTTGCCTTCAAGAACCTAATGAAATTGACTAAGTGTTTGCGAATTGGTCCACATTTTGGGTAACATTGATTTCCATCATCATTGAATATCAATGAGCAAGGACCATCAAAGTCCATTGCTATTATTGGATTTACTGCATTATCATTAATTTGTAACATTATTGCTTCCTCCTAATAGTAGTTTTGCTTCCTGCTCTTCTTATATTTGTTATCTTGGCACCGAATACGTTCTGTATCATAATAATGTTCATTTCTTGCCAAGGCTGTTTCGAACTACTCATTTGGTGCCACCTGATTAATTGCTATATGGCAATATGGTCTATTTTTATGTAGTCCAATTTTGAACTTGTCATTTTCATATCTTATGCATGCTGTAAATTCAACTCCAGAATCCATCATTGGTGCTAGAATCTCAGCATAATCCTTGCCAATATAACCGATCTGTTTTAATTGATTGTCCTGATCTTCCATGTCATAGTGCATTACCATAACCGCATTAACATCATATTTGTTAGTTGGCTCACGTTTCAATATAATTGCTGGTGGGAAACCATTGGCTTGAATTTTGTCTATCATCTCACTGATATATTCCCTTCTACTAGTACCATTTTCATTCTTGAAAGTTACACCTACTACGTTTACCGCTAAATCTTTTACTGACATCTTGTTTCCTCCTTTTAATAGTTAAATTCTTTATATTTTAGGTCGCCTCCGATTAATTTTACGAAGTCGATTATCCTATTATTTAGCCCGATCGTTTGTGGGCACTTCATTTCGATTACTGTTCCACGTACAATACATGTAAATATTACCTCAGTCAATCCTTGATGTTCATAGAACATCTTATTTAATTCTAGTATATCTTCATAATTTATTGAATTTGGTAAGTAGATGTGACATTCTGGACAATCTCTAATACCATCATTTGTCATTGGTCTAATATATAAGCCCTCAAGCGATGGTTTACCATGATAGGGCTTGCCAACCCTACATTTCATTGCTACTGGTACATTTAAGTCACTAATATATTGATGAAATGTCTTCCATAGATCCGGAAATACCGTACAACTATATTGCATAAACTCTGTTTCTACTGTAATAAAGCCCATCTTCTTGCCTTTGTTGCGACCATCCTTTGTAATAGTATGCTCATGTTTATCTACCAGATATCCTGCAATATAAACCTCAGTTCCTACTTGGAAATCAGCAATATCTTCATCTTCAAGTGAATTCCATCGATACATCTCATCACGATACCTGTCAATTGGATGCGCCGATATAAAGAAACTAAGTACTTCATTTTCCCATTCTGCATATGTGATTGGATCTTCTTCAATCTCTTCTAAAGATGCTAGTGGTGCGTTTATCCGTATTAACTGCATTACATCATCATATGTCGGATAATAATCACCAGCTACACGCTTCTTTTTGCGCTTCCACTTATTAATTTTATCATTAATCTCTCTACATCCAGCCGCCATGGTCATTCTATTTGGGAATTTGTGTACTCCAGCTTGCAATAAGTCATCAAATGCGCCACACTTAACCAGCGCTTCTACTGCAGTTCCATTAACCGCGCCGCCAGCGACCCTTAATCTAAAGTCTTCAAATGAGATATATGGTCCATTCAAGTCTATATCTTTCAGGATTGCCTCAACTGTCTTAGGTCCGATACCAGATATAGCTTGCATACCAAATCTAATAATATTCTTATCTGTCATAGTAAACTTGGTTGCACCTGATGATACCAATGGTGATAATAGATTAATCTGTTCATTATTTCTGGTCATATCTTTAATAACAAGCATCTGTTTCTTTGGTTTATTGCCAACAATCAATGAATTTAATTCTGCTGTATAAAAACAATCTGCATATTTAGATTTAGCTATTGCACCACGTCTCATATTTTCTGCATATTCAACAGCATGAGCGCGGTTGAATCCATATCTACCAAACGTTCTGATTTGATCCTTTGCAATTTGAATAATTGAATCTTTTTGCTGTGGAGTTAGACTCTTGGTTGTGAAATTATGTTCCCTAGCCGCATCTCCTAACCATTCTAATTCACTGTCGATTAGAGCCATATTCTTTTTACCAACTGCCTTACGTAGAATATCTGCACGCCCAAGTGAACATCCTGTCATTTGTCTAACACGATAAATAATTTGTTCTTGGAATACCATAATACCAAATGTATCTTCTAGATATTCAGCTTCCTCAGGAAAGAGATATACTACCTTATCTTTACCAGATTTACGGTCGATCAGATGCTGTACCATAGTCTTACCATCAATTTCTGCATCCAAAGGTCCTGGCCTATATAATGCATTTCCCATTATTATATTCAATTGTGATTGCATACCTATTTCTGGTAATAAATCATAATCAACCATTTGTGGTATAAAGCCCATCGATTCTGCTATACTATCTGCATCATAAAGATCTTTCATTAGTTGCGTAAATCCACCAGATTCGCACTGAAATATTGATTTTGTATTTCCATCTCTAAATAACTGTTTTACATCATGATCTCCTAGAGGTGTTGATTTATATGCAAATTCAGGATCATACCAGTGCTGTACTAGCTTCTCTGCGTCAAAATTAACATCTACAGTTCTAAGGCCTAATGCATCCAATTTAAGGTATCCAAAATCTTCTGCACGCATCATATCAAATTGCATCGCGGTCACATATTTACCACTACTATCTTTATAATAGATTAATGGCACATTTTCGCTCAACACCTTAGGTGATATAATAACACCAGCGGCATGGACTGATGGACTCTTCTTGAGACCATATAGTCTCTTGATAACATTTATTACTCTATCGCCATCCCACTTTGATAGGAAAGTGAATCTTACTGAACATAAAGGATTAGGATCAGTCTTGATTGCGGCAAATTTCTCCATCTGTTCATCGTTTAACATATCAATGAATTTGTCATTATCAAATAATTGACCATATGTTTGCTTATCTGCTATAACCTCAATATCTGGATACGATATATTATGTACCGCATTTATAAAATCTTCATTGTCTAGTAATTCTTCAAGGTCACAGCCTTCACCAAATGTATCTTTGACTTCATCTATGACCACTTCTGCGACTCTGGCTGATTTTAATACGTCACTTACTACTGAATTAGCACCAAAAGTCTGAAATGTGATTATCTGGGAAACCTTATCTGCACCATTCTTCCATGCAATATAATCTACTACAATATGGCGATAGCGTTGGGATATATCAAAATCAATGTCTGGAGGGGCTATTCGTTCTGAGTTTAAGAATCTCTCGAAAATTAGCTTATATTCAATTGGACAAAATTCATGGATACCAATGGCATAACATGCTATAGACCCACCCACAGATCCACGGCCTGGTCCTAATGGGATTACTCCATATTCGGGCAATTCATGACCGCGCAACTCACAGAATTCCTTAACACGTTTCTCATCTCTACAGAAGTCATGAATGTCCCATACATTTAATATATAATCTTGAAAATTGTTTTCCTCTATAATTACACGTTTTTCGACTTCATATCTCTTAACTACTTCATCATTCTGTTGCCAATTCGGTCCGTATTTCTCAACGAATCCCTTCTCGACTATGTGCATCAGGAATCTGCCTTGTTTGTTTATTTCCATTCAATTGTCCTCCGAGTTTGTTAAATATATCATCAATTTTACTGCCAGTACCATCCAATGATGGTTGAATAACTATTGACAAGACATCATCCCCACCTAGCTTTTCCCATATCGGCTGTAAATGATCAGGCCTGTTGTTATACATTTTCTCCAGCACAACTGTTCGATATCTCTCATGGCTTTGTGCCTGTTTAGTACAATCTGTGCTAATAGACATATAACCCATAGTCTTTATTGCGAATTCTGAATATTTGATACGCCATTGGTCTAAATCAACCACATCATTATTCTTAACATTCATAATCTGATTAATCTTGCCACATACCTCACTATATACCTCTTTGGTTGTACACTGAATATGCAAGATCTTGTTTGTTAGGTGTTGCTTCCGTTCTCCGATCTGAAAGACATTAACGAGTAGGTCTTGTTTGATTGGAACGCCATTTCGCGCTATTGGTGTCGATGGTCGACGCGGTTCTGGTGTTTCAATGTCTGATTCAACCAATTGATTTGTCGAGGGTTCTTCTGGTAATTTAATATCTCTAAGATTCACTGTTGGCCTCCGTTTCTTTTTGAACAAACCTGACATTATGTTCATCATTATTTCTCTCCTTATATGGTATTATATCATGTGTTACACCTGTATTGTCAGTAATAGTCAAATATATATCATCAATACTAAATGTTTCACTAGTATCGTCAACGATTGCTTCGATTGATTCTCTTAAGCATTTAATATTATTGTCGTTTATTGCCTTACCCTTATATTGCTGTAGCACCGTTCTGATTTCTCCCTCTATATCTCTATCGTCCGTTGGTGCTATGGTTATATTTAATCCCATTGTTCCACTCCTCCATTCTCAAACCACTCTGGCACACTGAATTTTGGTGTAAAGATTTCCTTTGATGGTTTTAACACATTGCCATCACATCTGTTGGCTATAATCATGGTATTTTTAATATATTCATCTTTAAACGATGTTCTCAACTCATTTGCAGACAATATATGATATCCTTTCCCTTTAAAGCCAAATGTATTAGGGTGGTCAGTTTCCTTATTAAAATTGATTGCTAGGAGATTTGCATGTGCATCCATATCATCTTTATATCTATAGTGCGCGTCTGTAGCCGCAATAATCGTAATACCCATTGATTCTGCTATGCCTACCTTCTGGTCGTTAACAGTATTCTCATCAGGTATGTCATGATTATGATATTCTAATATAAAATCATCACCAAATCTAGACTGGAACCAGTTTAACATTGCCATGGTACCGCCAAAATCTTCCTTGAGTATCATTTGGTCAACTGGTCCACCAATACAGGCTCCACTCCAGATAATGTCGTCTCCATATTTGTCAATCAATTCCAAATCAATACGTGGCTCATGATAGAATCCTTCATAATATGAGTACCACATCAATGAACATAGATTCTGGTAGCCCTTCCAATTCTTCGCCCATGCATTAAGATGATAATATGCCTCACCACGCCTCTCAAATGATTTATAATGTCTGGAATTAATCATGAGACCATTGTTCCATACCCAATCATCCTGATTATAATCTTGTTTTGGCTGTGCCGCCATATAGAATTCACATCCTATAATATGCTTCATCCCAAATGCATAAGCCGCCAGTGCTAAATCACCATGTGCCGACATAACGCCATGATCTGTGGCAGTTATGATGCCATGTCCCCGTTCTTCTGCTATTTGAATAATATCTTCTTTAACTTTCTTGGGTTCATCATGATCCAGTGTTCTGATCATACCGTCTTTATTAGAATATTCCGTATGTAGATGCATATCCACGAAATCAATCTTATTCTCCATATATTACATCCTCCCAATCTGGCACCGTGTTGTCGATATGGTCATATAACCTTGCTTTCAGTTTCTTCGTGAGTTGTATTATCCTTTGCTTAGAAATGTCAAGTTCTCTGGCAGTAGTAGTCTGAGCTTTGCCTTCAATAATAGATTTTAGAATATATTCATCTCTTTCACTTAAATCCATATTATTTACCGCCAGCTTCACTGCTAATAGTACACCCTCAATATGTTTGTCACGCTCATTGTTAATTATTTCTTCTTCTGCTGTAGGATATGCTGATTGGTTGTTTACATTTGGATGCCTTCTTGTATATGTTTCGAATGTCTCTTCATTAGACATGTCATCATATTCCTTCATTAATTGGTATCTCTTATTATCTTTAACTTTACTTTGATAAATATATCTGACTCTACTGTCCAAGTGTGATTGAATGAAATTATTATATGTGGCTTGTCCATCAATCTCATATTTAAATTTAGTATAATGCCACATCCAATATCTAATGTCTGCTAGTATATCATTCCAGCCAATAATCACTGTGCCGTTGTTATACTTAATAGACCATTTCTTGCAGATCGTCAATAATAGTGGCTTAAATATATCGAGGAGGAAGGTCATTCCCTCCTCCTCCAAGACAGCATCTCCAGACTGAACCTTGACTACCGCATCATTAATATTATCAATTTTTTCGCATTCGCCTCGTTTCAGTCTAGTCATATTAGTTACCCGTACTTCCGAAGCCACTGCAATTTCGCTGTGTAATGCCTAAATTATCATGGCAATTAACTTCTATTATATTTGGTGTACACTTTTTATGAATTACTAATTGTACTAATCTATCACCATGTTTTATCATAATCTTTTTATCACTTAAATTTGCAATACAAGCAATCAATTCACCTGTATATCCTTCATCGATTATTGAATCACCAGATATCATTAATTTCTGATTGGTTGATGATCTACATTCTAATCTACCATAATAGCCCATAGGCATCCTAACAAATATACCAGTTGGAATGTTGACCATTTGTTTCTTTGGTAACCAGAAGTACGGCATTGTGTCCATACTTGGTGAAGGCATGATCCCTAATGCAAAACCATCTGCTTGATGGATTCCAATATGCTCTTGTACTATAGATGGCAGATCATAGCCCACATCACCTTGTTTCTTGACATGTATTAAATCAAATTCTCTAGCCTCTTCCGTTCTGAACACCTTCAAATCTTGCATCATCTATTCCTCCTCATGCCAATCTTTACAGACTCTTAATTCTGCATCATAATTTCGTCTAGTTGGGTTCCAACATTCTTCAAATGAATAATACCCTATCACTCGATTCATTGCTGTTTTAATTGGTGCTCCACAATCAGGGCATTCTCTAGACTGTCCGATTATGTTTGTGTGTCCATTTATACATTTACCTGTTCTAAAACAGATCCCAACATGATTAACACCAGATTGAGCACACAATTTAAATAGTTGATACATCATTTTTGCTGAATGCAGTCTATCTTCAAAGTTCAAATGAACAATACCACCACCTGAAATTATGCTCATGAATCTACCTGCGATATCAATTCTATCGAAGATATCAACATCAGCAATTAATGGAACATATTGATTACTATAAAGATTGGTTGCTATGTCATATCCAAATGTTCTATCTTTCTTAACTAGTGTAACACAAGTTTGTTCACCTGGAATTTCTTCAATGTTATAAGCCCAACCATCTTCTTTGCGATATTCCTTTGTCTTTTCACGCATGAATGAGAATATATCTTGAGCAATCTCGGTGCCGTTATCATCTATGATATCATATCCAAGATATTCTACCATTTCCTTAGCACCCGTAATACCAAATGTTGAGAACATCGTATCCAATGAGAACCAGCCCGTACCGCCGCCTTCACGATCTCCGAAGAACTTGAGATATTTAGGTGTACGATCAATTCTCTTTTGTAAGACATCTATTCTATGAATCTTTAATAATCTTCGTGCTGTATCCATTCTGTGTGTTAATAGCTCTTCTATAGACCCCTGACCTGCATTTGAGTCTAATGCTAATCTAGGTAGATTGATTGTTACTACTCTATGAGATCCAATATTAACCCCGCCATTTCCAAAGCTATCTGGTGACATATCCATATCATCTAGATCATTCTCATATCTACAACACATTGCCAACTTGGATTTCTTGCCAAAATGGATATTGAAATTACCCAAATTCATATTGGTTTCTGCCGCCCACTGTGCGAACTCTTCATCGATGAATTCTTTCTTATCGCCGATCGTGATGTTCATTGTTACTACTGGAAATCTGTATGGGAATCCAGTAATTGGATCACCATTTTTGAACCACTCACAGAATATCTTCTGTAATTCCATGATATAGTCTATATCTGGCTTGCTACCATCAGGATAGAATACGTGACCAAATAGGCTATTTAGGCCAGATTCATCATAAATACCGAGATTGACGAATGGAGATTCTCCTTCAGATCTTGATGCGTCATTGAAAAGGACAACCAATGATTGATAATCTTGGATGATTTCTTTCCTATGGGCTGGATTTCTAGGGTCGAGGTTCTCTTTTTGACAGAAATGTGCATACCACATGAAGAAGTCTGATGGTGCTGTTGCTCCTGCAAATTGTCTTGACATATCTCCAATGAGCTTGTCGACCTGTGAGATAAATGATCGTCTGTGCTTCGCTGGTGTATTAATTGATGGTCCATAAGGTCTCCCTTCCACTACCATGCTTGTTAAACTGAATGCATAGCAATACGGTAGTTGTAATTTCTTGCCGTGTGCGTCATGGAAGTATAATTCTCCGTCCCAAATCGCCGCAATGTCTCTGTTTGCTTGGTCAATACCATATCTCTTCACACCATAATACCATAATGTATGATATCCCAATAACTTCATAGGTCCATTCATAAGATGTGCAGAGTATGTTGTTGGATCTTGTATTTCTGTAATATTGCTGTTCTGATCTTGATAGACATCTGATAGTCTATTTTGAAAAAATTCTTTACTTGAATTACCGATATCTAATTGATTGGGTGCAATCCCTGTTAATTTTAGTAGATCTAATCCTTTACTACTTTGTGTATATGAATCATATAATAATTTAAATTCTCTCTCTACAGTAATACCAGCTATTCTTGACATATTTTCTCCTTTAATAACGGATCTCATATAGTCCACCGTCACGACCTCTCCTCTTAAAGGCCTTTTGGTTTTCTGATGATGGAAATCCGTCTCTTTTTTGATTGTGTCTATACATACCATATTTAATAAAATCACATATATTTTCAAGATTTGTTCCAATTGATATACGTGTATATCCAGTATATAATGCTATGTTTCTTTTATAGATATTTCTGAGTTCTGATGCTAGCAGAAATAGATCAGCATATGATTGGTCAAGTGGTTCTCCGCCTAGAAATACTATCCAATCATTATCGGCAATATTTACAGTCTTTACAATATCATCTATTGACATCTCAATGCCATCAAATGATTGTAGTTCTGGATTTTGGCAATCTTTACATCCAATATTGCATCCCTGAAACCATATTGTAGTTACTGCTTCATCCGTGAATGGTTTACCGTTAGTTATATCGAATTTATCTATTCTCGCTATCTTCATTGGATTGCCTTCTTTATATCAAATACAACATCTTGTAATGCCTGATTTCCATTGACTACGATCTTTGGTGAGATTTGTCTGATCATCGGCAATGTGACTTCATTATATTTCTCAAATCTGTTAACAATGATTGATAGTATATCATCATTTCTTTTTCTTTGTGATAGTCGATATCCGCAGACCTCCAGATCTGTGTCAACCAAGATAATAATTGGCTCTGAATTTGTAATGCTCTTTAAGAACAGATATTGATCATAGAATCTTGGAAATCCATCTAATACTATCATATTAGCTGTATTGGATGCCGCCACTATTTTAGTCTGTATCTGTGTTCTCATCGCCATTTCATTTGCTAGTCCGCCTCTAGCAAGACTATCCGCTGTATTTGTGTCGATTTTTGCTAATTCTCTTGCAATATCACCTGATGATATGTAAATTCCTCCAAGGTCTGTTGAGAGTTGTCTGCCTATGGCTGATTTACCTGATCCAGGTGGTCCTACAATTACTAAAACTTGTGTATTCATAATTACTTGCTCCTTTCAAAATCGCCGCATAGTTGTTATAGTGTTTGAGCCAGCCATCGTAAAGTGATGACCGGCCCGTAAACTATTGTTCATTGAACATAAACTTCGTTTCTCCAATTCTTTGTGTGGGACCGTCCAAATATAAGCTAAATGGTATATCACGTTCACCATGTCTATTCTTATCAATTAATCCCTTAATATTCCCTACTACAGGTAGTGTGCCCTCATTAATCTCATCTTCTGTTCTACGCTTTAATGTAATATAGTTATCTGCATCTTGTGCTATTTCATATGATCCTGCACCATGTTCGGCACGTGCATCATCTTCGATCAGTGCTTGTTTGCTTAACTGCGACACCAATACGACAGCCACCTTGAACTCATTCGCTAATTGCTTCCATGCCTTTGAGATCAGTCCAAGCTCCTGATATCGCTGTTTCTTAGTGCCAGATATCATTTGCAATTGAACGTAATCGATAAAGATAACTTTAGCTTTGTATTTCATTATATGTCTACGAGCTATTGACAATGCCTTTGATAAATCATGACCCTGATCTGCAATGTGTAATTTTGATTGTGCTAGTAATGCCGCCGCACCCTCTACTGATCTAAGTTCTTCCTGATCTACATGACCAGTACGTAACTTCTCTGATTCTACACCTGAGAGCATCGACATAAATCTAGTCGTACATTGTTCCTTAGTCATCTCAAGCGATAGCCATAATGAATCTTCCAATTCAGTTTCTGGCGCTGTTATTGAAATATATTCTGCCCAGTTTTGGCATGTTACAGTCTTACCAACTGTTTGATTTCCAGCCACTACAGTGAGTGTAGCATCATCTAGTCCTAGTAGTGCTTTAGACATCCCATAGAATTTTGGTCCTAAATGTACTCCAACAAACTCAACAGGATTCTGTACTTTGTCATAGAATTTCTCCATCCAATCCTGAGCTAACTTGAGTCCATCATCAGATTCTCTGTCTATATTGTTTTTATAGACTGTACTATAGATATCTGTAATACCTTGGTCTAATGTCATACGTGGATCTTTAGTTAGATCATTAAGTGACATTTCCATCATATTGATCTGTTGTTTTGCCGCTCTACGTATTAGCTTGTCTTCGATATCGTCTACGAAAAATTCTACATCTCCATGTTTATCTAATAATTCTTTAATCCATTCATCAGTCAATATTTGATCCATACTTAAATTCTTAATAATTGTCCGTAGTTCTAGCACATCTTTATGACCATATTTTTGTAGTATGTCAAATAAATTACGATGTCTTGATAAATACCAATCTTGAGGATCAAATTGCTGTGACATATCAAGACAGAAGTCTTCATCTCTTAACATCTCACCAAGTACAATCTCTTCACCTTCGGGTGATGCCAATGATATATCATTAGTACATGCCACAGCCAAGTAATAATCCTCAACTTCATCGGTTGATATGCCTATCTTCGATGCCACATGTTGAATCATAATCTTCTTCATGAACGGATCATTGACTGCATTTATTAACTCTTGAGCATCCCACATGAAATCAATATTCATAGTCTGCTTATTTAGTTCAGTGTATCTATCTGACATCTCCTCGTATAGAATATCAATTAGATATTGTGTTACATATACTGATGAGTCTAGTACTTCTTTGATTGCATCAAATCCATGCTGTCCAATATAGTCATCTGGGTCATAGCCCATAGGCAATAATGCTATTTTCAATCGGACATCTGTTTCGAATTTAAGATAATCTCGTGCTATCTTTTTAGTTCTAATACGACCAGCACTGTCACCATCAAATAATAATATAAGTGTATGGATTCTATACTTATCACACATATCATAAGTACGTTTATTAATTGTAGTTCCTAATGCACCAAATGTTGGAAATCCTGCTTGACTGACTTTCATAGTATCAGGTGCACCCTCAACTACAACCGCTTGGTTATTGTAATTATGCAACTTTCTGCGCATTATATCAAAGCCAAAGAATCTGTCTTCCTTACTATAGAGTGGGTGATCATCATCTGCGCCAATATATCTCTGCCCTTTCGTAGCGGCTTCAAATGGTCTCGATTGAAAATACCTCATCGCACCCCATGGTGTTGTTACTGGGAATAGAATTGCATTATCAAATTGTTTCTTGGCTGTTGATCTGGTCTCTACTAAATGAAGTTCATTTTTGAATTGTGCTATACACCCATCCCAAGTTGTTACACGTCCCATATTCATTCGGTCTGCATATCCAATTTTGTATTCCATGAGTGTATCTATTGTAAAACCACGACCTAGCATATAATCCATCGCTTGTGGATTTGAAAATAACTTCTGATGTGCAAATTCTCTAGCCATTCCATTATTTGCATATAGTTCGTTTTCGTATTTCTCTTCTTCTGTTAATTCTGCCATATATGGTTGTAGATCAAACCCCATAATATCAGCCGCAATAAACATAGCTTCAATATGTGATACTTTTTTAACTTCCTCAACATATTGGATATGATCACCACTTGCTCCACACCCAAAACAGTAATAGAATCCTTTCTGTGGTTGCACAGTGAAGGATGGTGTTGTATCTTTCTCACCATCATCTCCTGTAGGATGTATATCCATATTACATCGCTTCTTATAGAGTTCATCACTGACACGTATCATAGCTGATTTATCTACGGCTTCTATAAATCTGTTTAATGGCATGAAGCTACATAATTGGTCACGCAAGCCCTGTATGTCTCTTAATTTACCCTGCAAATCTATCGCCCCTTAATGTTTCTGATGTCTCGTTTCAATCTGGCATTCCCTATAAGTTCATTAAACCGACTCTTAGATGTATCTAATGTTTGCTGATCATGACCAGATGATTCATTGTTTTTATAGAACTTCTCATTATATGTTTCAGATATGAGCCTCTGTTTTACTTTTTGAGCATCCAATTCAATGCCAATCTGTGTTGATTTGATGACTTCATACATATAGGCGAAATTGCGTTGTCCATCTGCCAAACATCTGTCTACTGCTTTCATGACCATCCTATATGAATATTTCTTAGTAGTGATCTCAAACATCTTATGTAGTGTATTATATGTCATGTCATCGTTCAATACCTTATCACATATGATTTGATACATCATTATATTGGTTGCATAATCACCCTTCTCAGGATCTGGATTCTTAAATATTAACTTATCAAAAATTGGATTAACCGCGCCGCAGTTCGTAAGTTTCATCATGTCGCCATAAGTAAATAAATCACGTGCGCGTACTATATTACCCTTGGCAATGCATTTGTCTATAGCTTTTTCGATATGTTCTGCTCTAAGTTTAAGAACTAACTCATCCATTGTTAATGCTTCATTTGCATCGATTTCATATCTAAATCCATTGTTTATATTATATGAGGAGATCACATTAAGCAATCTCCTCGACTCTCTAGCCATATAAACCATAATCTAGCTCTTTCCTGAGGACTTCGCTTTTTCATTATGCTCATCAATCAATTGTTTTGCAAGATCCTCTACTCTAGTAAAATCATCTATACCAACCAATTGTGCAATTGCACGCATGTAAAAATCTACCATAGTCATGCGCTGATTTAACATATTGTTTACTAAGTCCGCGGCTAATTGTCCTGTAATTGGACTAGTGAATTCTTCATATGCCTGTTTACCAGCTTGCACCATCACGTTCCAGTTGGTTGCTAATCCATTTTGAACTTTACTTCTAATATCTGCTTTCAATGCTTTGTCTAATTTCTTCCATAGACGATATATGACTTTATTATTGTGATTAGTTTGTAGATCTATGATCATCTGGTATCCGATTACTGGACCTTGCTTATCCATAAATTTCAGCATTTCGAGTGGTGTTAAATCCACCATCTGATCAAATAATTCATCGTACTTCTTTCTTTGATTTTTATCCATTACTACGTGTCCCATAATAGCCTCCTATAGATATTGATTCCTAAGTTCTAGTGCATCTGTGATATTCTTCAATGAATTGTCAATTGATTGCATCGTTTTATTTAGTTCTTCAATCATTTGGAATAAGTTAATATTTGTGCCAATATTACCACCACCGCCACGTGCTCCGCGTCTCTTAATCTCAGCATCAACTGATTCCTGTAATATCTGCGGTGGTCCTGAATAGTCTAACCCAGCCAATTTCCTCATCCATAGTGTATCTCTAGACGACCTAATTCCATCCTCTTTAGCTTTCTGGCTGTAATAGATATACTTATATTCAGTATATAGATGCTCAGGTATTGGATATTCTTCGATATTACCATTGAGTGTCATGAAGTAATCGCATGGCAATGATTCAATAGACTCAAATAAATAAAGCCAGAATGTGTCCGCACTATCATCGCCGTAATACCATGTACTATTCATATATGGCGGATCCAAGAATACTAGATCACCACCCTCGATATTATGCATTTGTAGAAATAAAAATTTGCTAACCTCATCATTATAGATAGATATTCTATCTTTAAATGGCTCAAGTGCATTATGCCATGCCATTATATTAGATTCTACTGTGGATGGTGTTGCCATTCTTTTACCCCATGATGATACAAACTTGCCATCTTTATATTTAACCTCACCACGCATGGAACCGCGAATTAAGGCATATAATAGATGATGTTTGTTGATATTATTGAGATTTATGATCTCGTCATCAGAGTCTGATACATCATTGTTATATTCAGCCTTTACAGCTTCATAGAATAGTCCGCTCATATTGATAATATTATATAATCGTTCATAGTTATCTATGATCTCACTAGGTCTATATACTAGATCTCTCCATAATGCCATCAGATCTTGGTTGATGTCATTGATTATAATATTGCCATTTATTTTGACTCTAGATAATATCTCTCGTAATTCTCCACCTGACCCGATAAATGGAATAATCAGATTGTTGACTTCTGCTGGGAAATTATCTACGATATCTGCCGCCTGTTTCCGTTTAGATCCTGCCCATGGGATCCATCCTTTATATGCCATCATATCCTCCTATAATTTTGCAAATTCGTCTTCACGAGCCTCATAGATCTCACCAAGTACATCACCTACTGCACGCAATATTCGCTTCTGCTCATCTTTGGTGAATACTAAATGTGATGAATTGTCCCCATGATATTGATCACATAGTGTATATGTTGGATTCTTGCTGACAATTCTTAATGCTATACCACTACTGTCCATTGATGTTTCACATTCAATGAGTTTTTCAGTCATGGTCTTAATCTTCTCCATGTCATTAAATAATTGCTTTGATGCTTTTACCCTAGTCTCCATATATTCTAATGTTTTGATATCCATTACTTTTCCTCCTTATAACATTTATTACATATATGTTGTTTTAGTTTAGTATGATAGCATTTAGTTGGTTGATCGCATATATAACATGGATAAAATAATCTCTGTTGCATAATCACACTACCATCAAAACCCTTGCAATATCCAGATTTACGTAATGTGAACCCAAGCTGGCACTTCAAATCTGGCCTATGGTGCCTCATAATCTGTAATGCATTTGTACATCTAGCACACTTAGAACACCATATCATATCATACATTATTTTACCTCCTCAAATTTGAACTCGGGTTCCGTCTTCCAAATCTTAATCTTATTATTGATATGTTTATTAATAAATGGTGCATTGTCTCTGAACGTTGAAAATATCGCCTCTGTCTTGTCATCATGCAGTCTCATAATACGACCAATCCTTTGCAATGCTGTTGTCGACGATTTTCCAGCACCAGCTTCAACCACTGCCTCAAGTCTAGGTACATCCAATCCAACATCCGCTATTGACGATGCAATAACCAATGGTGCTTTACCATCTCTCATATCTTGGATTGTTTGCTCACGATGTTTCTTCCCTGATTTACCAGATATCATAAGTGCATCTATACCAAATGCTTTAAACATCTTCTGCAGAATTTCTCCATGTTTTATTTGAGTAATCAGCACCAATGTATTTAGACCATTTGCATGATGTCTTAATGCTTCATTAACAACCTGCATATTTCTAGAATTGTTTTCAACAATTGCTGATTTATAAACTTGAGCATATGTTCTACCACTCCATATATTGTCTATTACATCTATGATTTTAATTGTTGGTTGCATAAGCCATCCATCCCTAATTAAATCGGATGCAGTATTAAAAACTATGATCTCACCAAATGCGGCCCTGATCATCATTGATCCTCCATCATCGCGCCAAGGACTAGCACTCAAGCCATATGCTCTACTTGCATTTTTAAACATTTGACGTGCGCCAAATGCTGTAGAACTACCAACACGCTGTGTTTCATCAAACAATACTAATCCAACTGTATGTGACCAATTGAGTATGTCTTTTTTATGTTGTTTAATATCCATTTTATCTTCATATCCATGACCTTCTTCATCAAAGGCATATTTCTCATAGAATGACTTAGATAAGCACTGCGATAGAGTTTGTACAGTAGCAACAGTGATATCTTGTAGATTAACAATGCCACCGCCAATCTGTCCAATTTCAATCCCAAATGCGGCATGCAGTGTATCCATTACCTGCTTAAGTAAATCTAATGTATGAACTATAACTACGGCTCTACAGCCAATAGATTCTATAATACCAGCCATCATTACGGTCTTGCCCGAGCCAGTAGCAGATTGAATTATTCCACTTTTAGCAAATGTTGCCTTAATAATTGTTTCATTTTGATAGTCTCTAAATTGGAAGTTACATCTAGGATAAGATACTGGAGTACCATTTGAATATTGAAATACATACTCGTATTTATACTCATATCTAGTCAATAAACCAGATACTATATCCAATATGCCAGTTGGGAATGATTTTGTGTTAATATTAAATAGATGCTTACGACCATCCCATTTACCACATTTGCCACCCTTCTTCATAAAATGTTGTCCTTGAATCTCATATGAACATACTTCTTGAATTTTACTTAATGTGGCAGGGTCTATATGGCCTTCAATTATACAAACTGTATTACTTACATTAATCTTGACTAATTGCATTCTCTTTCACTTCCTTCCATCTATCCTTATTGATACTATGGATAGCGGTAGTGAATTGCTTAAGTGTCATAATGACATAAACTTTGCCTTTGAATTTAAAATAGACACAACATTTTGGTTGCTTATAAAAATTCTTGATGTTTAGTCTATCAGCCATTTCGATTTCTGAAATATAAAGGTTCTTTATCTTGTTATTCATCTGGATTTCTAACATCAATGGCAGTGTTGCGTCTGCATGGATCATCTTGAGCATAGTTGTATTATTAATCATAACAAATCCAAATGGTACCTTTGGTCTAGAGAATGCAAAGAACCATTCTGCTCCATAGATTTCACATTCATCTTCAATTTGTTCTATATCTTCGATTGGTATTTTGTGTCTAGGTTTAAGCTCTGATGGAACAATTCTCTTTTTTGCCTCACCTAGCCAATTACAGGGACCAGTGCCCTCATTGTCTCTAATATCTCCCCATCCAAACCTTGAATTTGAACCGGAATATGGTACTACATACATATTAAGGGACTTAGCTATCTTCTTTTCGAAAGCCTTGCCCCTCTTGCGATTATTGGCATTTTTCCGTGCCAATGGACTCTTTTTCTTCTTTGCCATTTTATTGCCTCCTAGATAAGGAGGGTGCCACTAGGGCACCCATTAGATTATTCAATACCTAAGAATGTTGTTAGATGTTGTAACTGCTCATCTGTCATAGCATAGATATTAGTTACACCATTACATTCTCTTGCTAGTAGATCGATTACTGCTTGATATCCTTTGCCTGATACCTCAGGATGTGATTGAATTGACACGTTTATCTTTTGAATCACTTGGTTCTTATCAAACGCCGTATCCGGTTGTCCAACCTGTGTTTGTGGTTGAGCCGTAGCCGCTGGTGCTGTCTGCTGTGGCTGTGTTGGCGGTGTTTGAGTTGCTACAGTACCAGTTGGTTGTGGTGTAATTGGTTGACTAGGAACTGTTGCTGTTGGCGCTTGCTGTACTGGAGTTCCTTGTTGCGGGTTATTGAAATTTGGTACTCCATCAATCATAACACCACGTAGATTTACCATAATAATTTGTGCACACGCTTTAGTTTCATTTTGACGTTTAGATGTTGACAGCCAATCTATAAAACTAGGATCTTGTGCATTAATTTGTTCAAGTGTTGCACCTTTATGCTTAGTATTTGGCATTACATGTGCTAATGCTTCTTTTAGAGATTTTGGATATTCTAGTTCTAGAGGTTTAATGAATTCTTCCCAATTCAATCCAACTTCTAATACTTTAGCTTGCATTGTTTCTACAGTGTCTGGTGCATAAACTTCTGCTAAAATAGGCAATTGTGGTTGTAGTGAGTCATAACCTGGATAAACATCAGTAGGTTGTGGCATCGCTGATGATCCAATGTATTCCGTACTGAACATATCACCCTTAGTACCTGTCTTGGTTGCTATAAAATTCATTGCTTCAATATTCTGTTTCGCTTTTGCAAGTGGTGACAGTGATTTAAATAGATCTGTACCTGATTTTAAAATTCGAACTGATTGTGTAGAATAATCCCAAACTGGCATTGCCATACGTAATCTGCTTGCATGTTTGCCACCTGTTTTACAAACTGGACAATTTTCCATGCCTGGGCAGATTATTTCTCTATAAAATGCACCGCCATTAGGGTCATTTTTGCGTGCTTCATTTTGTATTGGATGACTATAGAACCCATGAGGCTGTTCTCCTAAATCCGTTCTAAGTAATGGTCGTACAATTTTTGGTTCATTGTACTCAAGTTTGATCTCTTGACCAGAACCCCCACCACCGTTTGACATCTTACCAGTACCATCAATTACATCCCAAGTATTAATTCCTGACATTCTAAATTCCTCCTCTTATTAATTAAATATAAACATCACGTCATAGACATAGATGTCATCGCTATATTTGTGTTCCATCTTTTCATCATATGTATTTAACATATAATCCATCTTCTGATCTAAATTTTGAGTATTTGTAATTAACTCAATACCTGATGGTAGCATTACTGCCACTACCATATAGACCATATTAACACCTGATTCCATCTTTGCCTTTGCATCTTCAAATTTCTTTCTAATATGCATTAATCTTCCTCCTTACAGTTTGATCCTGCAACGTACTTATACGCTAAAGGAGAGACCCTTATTAAGTCCCTCCCTCGCTGTTATTTCTAACTTATGCTAGTTGGTTCTTCCATTTAACGTATATGTTTATGTGACCAGATAATTCGCTTGGCTTAACTCTGATCTCATTAACTCCCGCTCCGACACTTTTGAAGATATCTTTATGTTTGTTAGCAATATATTTGTTTGATACACATGCCACATAAAGTCTAAATCCATCCTCTAAAATTTCTAATGGATCGAAAAATTTTGGATCTGTACATTCATTATCAATATAAGATTCTTGGATGTTGTATTTACCAGTATTTTCACCAATACACTTATATCTGATAATGCCAGTAGCCATGAATTCAAAATCAACAACTTCCATATACATCTTATGGTCTATACTAAAGAAGATATGCCCATTCTGATATTTAACTTCGACTTGATCTAAATATTCCTGTACCAGACCTTTGTGCACTAACATTGGCTGTCGAGAATCACTATAGACTAGAATATGTGTGCCCTCATCTTTGATGAATTCATATCTACTGCCTTTGGACAATGGCCCAAATCCCTTATGCATTGTCACATATTCTAGACCATCATTGGTAATATTTGCCATTGCATCAATTTCAACTTGATTACCTGATCTATGTGACATTCTTTGATTGACATCAGCTTTGAGCTTACTGTACATTTCTGCGGTCTTTTTTGATGGACCACAATCTCTACCACGTCCTAATAATTGGATTAGATAACTTACATCCAACAATAATTGCTCACCAAGGTCATATTGCATAATCTGCGCTAATAATCCCTTTGAAGCTTTGTACATACCTTCTCGTTGTTTACTAGTAAATACCAGATTTGTCTCTATGTTCATCTTATTGTCCTCCTGATTTTTATTTGTGGTTTCAGCATAATATTCATCCTCTGTTATGCAGTCATGTGATTCTAGATTATCACTATGTTCGCAACCATTGCTAGTCTCAGTCCAAGCACTACCACTACCTCTATGGTGCCCAAGCCAGTCTATACCATCTTCATAACAATGTCTGAATTCATATTTGTGTCCACAATGTGGACATCTGGCATATTTCCATTCACCACGTGTCTCCATTATTGTCCTCCTAATTTTATTTTTACAAATTTATCTTTTACTGGCTTGAATGCTTCCTTTAGATCTTCTTCAAATTCGGTCATAATTTCTCTGCCTTTAATATCATTAGCTGAATGATATAACTTACATCTACATTCTTCACCATCGCAGATTCCCGTCATACCCCAAACACAATCATTCATATTATTGTCCTTCTAAATCATAGCTTTCTCGTCCGTCACTATCATATCTTGTCTTTCTGCTCCAGTACCAAGTCCTATCACAGGACAACCTGTAATATTTGTCACTGTTTTCATGAACTGAGCAGTTTTGCCTGTGATTTCTTCTACTCTACCGAGCATCTTCCAATCAATATATTGGGCGAAGTTGATGAATATACCAGTTGGTCGGTTGAGCTTGGCTACATAATCCAGTCTGTTCCAATTCATTTCAAATACTCTGCGAGTCTTCTTAGTTACTGTTGTTTGCTCACCAAACTCCACTTCATCAGGTGCACCACACTCTGCCTTAACTTGATCCCAGCTTATTTCATTGGAACCATCATAATCGCCTGAGTACCGTTCATCACCGAGATTGGTCGAGCTACTAATTCTGATTGGATAAGGTCGCATTACCATATAAACTTCAATATTTGGGTATGTTGGTGATATGCCACAATCAGCCAATAATTGACCTGCATGGCATTGTCTAGATGTAGTATGTGGGTAATTCAACCCATAGTTAATATCTAGGTCTGTACCTTGACTGCCCTCAATGATCACATCTGTGCCAATATCTAATGATGCGTTGATATG